GGTGTATTCGGTTCATTTGCTTGGACAGTATCAGATGCTAAAGACTTTATGAGTGCAGGTTCAATCGCTTCAGGTAGTTGGACAGGTGCAAGAAGTGTAAATGGCAATAACGATTTATCTTTAACTAATTCAGATTTCTTATCTCCAAATCGTTTAGTTGGTTTGTTAGGATATAGATTAGAATATGGTAAAGGTATGGGTGGAGCAACTTCATTCACATTAGGATATGTGGGTAATCAAGGTTCTCCATTCTCTTACACAATCGGTGGTGATATGAACGGAGATAGAATCGCAGGTAATGATTTAATCTTTGTACCAAAGAAAGGTTCTGATATTAAATTCGCACCATTAGTGGTTGGTACAAGAACATATACTGAAGCTGAACAACAATCTGCATTTGATTCTTATATCGGACAAGATGAGTATTTATCTTCTCGTAGAGGACAATATGCTGAAAGAAATGGTTCATTCTTACCGATGTTACATAGATTCGATTTATCAGTTGTACAAGATTTTTATGTAAATGTTAAAGGTAAAAAGAACACAATTCAAATCAGAGCTGATATTTTGAACTTTGGTAACTTATTGAATAATGAGTGGGGTGTTTCTCAAAGAGCAACTATTCCAACTATCTTAAACTATTCAACTACAACAAATGGTGAACCAGTTTATAAGTTAGCAACTCAAAAATTAGCAGATGGTTCTACTATCTTAGCTAGAGATACTTATCAGTACAATTCATCAGTATTTGATGTATGGTCTGCACAATTAGGTATTCGTTATATCTTTGGTAGATAATACTAAAATAAAACTAAACTTAAATGGGAGAAAAATTCTCCCATTTTTGTTTGGTAATTTCAAAAATATTTTGTATCTTTGTAAAAATAAAAAAATAAGTTATGGCAAAAATAATTAAATTCGAAACGGAAGTTAGAAGTGGATTAAAGGACGGTGTAGACAAATTAGCTAATGCTGTAAAAGTTACATTAGGTCCAAAAGGTAGAAATGTTATTCTACAAAAACAATTCGGTACACCACATATCACAAAAGATGGTGTTTCGGTAGCAAAAGAAATTGAATTAGAAGACCCAATCGAAAATATTGGTGCTCAATTAGTAAAAGAAGTTGCAAGTAAAACTGCTGACCAGGCAGGTGATGGTACAACAACCGCAACTGTCTTAACACAAGAAATTTTTGCATTAGGTGTGAAGAATGTAACAGCTGGTGCTAATCCTATGGATTTAAAACGTGGTATTGATGCTGCAGTAAAGGTAGTAACTGCTGAACTTGCACAATTATCAAAACCAATCAAAACATCAAAAGAGATTGAACAAGTAGCAACAATCTCAGCAAACAACGATTCATCTATTGGGGCAATGATTGCATCAGCAATGGAGAAAGTTGGTAAAGATGGTATTATTACTGTCGAAGAAGCGAAGGGAACTGAAACGGAAGTAAAGACGGTAGAAGGTATGCAATTGGATAGAGGTTATTTATCCCCTTATTTTGTAACTAATCAAGAATCTATGGAGGCAGAATTAGATAATCCATATATTCTTTTATATGATAAAAAAATATCTTCTATGAAAGATATTTTACCGGTGTTAGAACAAACTGCACAAACAGGAAAACCATTATTGATTATCGCAGAAGATATTGATGGTGAAGCATTGGCAACATTAGTAGTGAATAAGTTAAGAGGAACTATTAGAGTAGCAGCAATTAAAGCACCTGGGTTCGGTGATAGAAGAAAAGAAATTTTAGAAGATGTTGCAGTTTTAACAGGTGGACAGGTTATTAGTTCTGAACTTGGATTTACATTAGATAAAGTAACTCTAAATGATTTAGGAACTGCTGAAAAAATCACAATCGATAAAGATACAACTACATTTATTAATGGTGGAGGTGAAACTGAAAATATTAAATCACGAGTTGATTTAATTAAAACCCAAATTGAAAAAACAACATCTGATTACGATAAGACAAAATTACAAGAACGTTTATCTAAATTATCAGGTGGTGTGGCAATTCTTTACATCGGTGCAACTACCGAAGTAGAGATGAAAGAAAAGAAAGATAGAGTAGATGATGCATTACACGCAACTCGTGCAGCAGTAGCAGAAGGTATTGTTCCTGGTGGTGGTGTGGCATTGATTAGAGCACAAAATGCATTAGGAAATTTAGAATTACCAAATGAGAGTGATTATAATACCGGTATTAATATCATTTATAAAGCAATTGAAGCACCTTTAAGAACTATTGTTCAAAATGGTGGGGGTTCTGCTGAAGTTGTAATTAACGAAGTGAAGAAAGGTAAAGGTAATATGGGATATAATGCTAGAACCGAAGTGTATGAAGATTTAGTAGTATCAGGTATTATTGACCCAACTAAGGTTACTCGTCTAGCATTAGAAAACGCATCTTCAATTGCATCACTTTTATTAACAACTGAATGTATTGTTGCAACAGAAAAAGATGAAAAAGAACCACAAATTCCACAAGGTGGATTTGGTATGTAATTAAAATAAAAAATAAATAATATGGCATTTTTTGAAGAAGTAACAAAAGAATCAGTTAAAACATCAAATACTTTATGGGTTGAAAAATATAGGCCAAATGAATTGGAAACCTATATAGGTAATGACCATTTAAGAGAAAAAATTGGGGATTATATTAAAAATCATGATATACCACATTTACTTTTCTATGGTAGAGCAGGTACTGGTAAAACTACCCTTGCTAAACTAATTGTAAATTCAATCAATTGTGATTTTATCATAATCAATGCATCAGATGAAAATGGTGTAGATACGATTAGAGATAGAATTAAAGGATTTGCATCCACAGTTGGATTTAAGGCTTTGAAAGTTATTATCTTAGATGAGTCAGATTATCTAACACCAAATGGACAAGCAGCTCTTCGTAACGTAATGGAAACTTTTTCAAAACATTGTCGTTTTATTTTGACTTGTAATTATTTAGAAAAAATCATCGAGCCAATTCAATCTCGTTGTCAAACGTTTCAAATTGTACCACCTACTAAAAAAGATGTTGCAGTTCAAATTAGTAAGATATTAAAAATTGAAGGTGTTGAATTTGAACCAAAAGATTTAGTTCCTATTGTAGATTCATCATACCCAGATATTCGTAAAATTATCAATACGTGTCAATTAAATTCATCTAAAGGTGTATTAAAAGTTGATACTGGTTCAATCGTAAATTCTGATATTAAAGTTAAGATTTTAGATATTCTAAAATCAAAAGATGATAAACGAAATCGTTATGTGAATCTAAGACAAGCAGTTGCAGATTCTCGTGTACAAGATTTTACTGAATTGTATTCATATCTTTATGAAAAAGTAGATGAATATGCACAAGGAAATACATCTGCAGTTATTTTAGAACTTGCACAAGGACAACACAAAGATGCGTTGGTAGTAGATAAAGAAATTTGTTTTATGGCAACCTTAATCGGTATAAACGCAATTCTATAAATGAGTAAAATCATAAATCTATTTGGTGGGCCGGGTATAGGTAAATCCTCAATTGCCTCCGGCCTTACCTATAAACTTAAAAAGAAACACATAACTTGTGATAATCCATATGAATTTCCAAAACAATTAGCATGGGATGAAAATCATTCGGCAATCAGAGACCAATTATATGTTTTAGCAAATCAACATAGAGGGATTGTAAAGAGTTTCAGTAAGGTGGATTATATCATTTTGGATTCACCGATTTTATTATCATTAGTTTATCGTTCTGCTTATACTGGTTTAGAGTATCCAGCAACCTTATATAGAGAGTCTTTTGATAAAATGGTATTGGATATACATAATCAGTATGATTCCGTAAATATAGTGTTAAAACGAACGGAAGGTGGGTATAATGAAAAAGAACGCTACCAAACTCTTTCAGAATCAATACGTTTAGATACTGAAATCGAAAATGTATTAGTAAAAAATAATATAGCATATCATATTGTTGAAGTTGGTGAAAAGACCGTAGATGATATATTAAAAATACTTAATATATCTTAATAAAAATTTGGTAATATGGAATATATTTCGTATATTTGACTATAAAACTAAATGATATGATACTATATGACCCTAAAAACCCCTTAACTGATGATGATTTGAAAGGATTATCAGAGGAAGACCTTTTTTCATATTTAGACCAATTATCAGCTTATAAACGTAAGGATTCAAAAATAGTTGGTGCTTGGAAAGAAAAAGGTAGAGATGTATTAAGAAAAACTGGTGTAACAAAATTAAAAACGAATCGTTCGCAATGGTTCGATTAAAATTAAAATAAACATATGTCAAACGAACAATTAGCAAAACCATTAGGAGATAGAGTCCTAATCGAAGTAGAAGTAAAAGAAAAGACCGTTGGTGGAATTATTATACCAGACACTGTCAGAGATGGTGAAAATCAAATCGGTGTAGTAGTTTCAGTAGGTAATGGTATTTATACCCAAAGTGGAACTAAAATTCCTATGGAAGTAGAAGTAGGTGATAAAGTAATGTTACCCGCAGGTGGAATGAGTTTGCGTAAAATCAAATTAGGTGAAAAGGAATACTATCTTTGTAGAGAGATGGATTTAGAAATGATTATAAAATAATAAATTATGGCAAATATATTAGGTCAACAACCACCGAAACAAAAAGTAGATATTTCAAATTCCGTTCCTATGACATGTCCTCATTGTGGATATGATGTATTCATTAGTGGAACTAAATTCCGTAAGTTATCCAAATTAGCATTTGGTGGAGAACAAGATATGGTTATTCCATTTGAAGTATTGGTTTGTGGTGAATGTGGTGAAGTGAATCATGAAATGTCTGCAATCGAATTACAAGCTTTAGAACATAAAGATAAATTAAGTAAAGAACAAAATGGCTAAATCCCTTTTCGACCATATCAAAGCAATTACATCTGAACAAGACCCAAAATATTGGGATAAATTAGATGAATCTGATAAAAAGACATGGTCAAATTATATGGTACATAGATTTCTTTCTATGAACCCAGATTGGATACAATTTCTTTCAGAATTACAACCATATACTCAATCATTAGAGCCAAAACAATTGTATTTGGCTCTAATTGGTATTTTACCAAAGGGAAAATACTATTTAAGATACGTTAAAGGTAAGAAAGAAGATGCATATGAAAAATGGTTAGTAGAATTAGTAATTAAAGATTACCAATGCTCTAAATTTCAAGCAGAAGAATATTTGGAAATTTTATATTCTACTAAAGAAGGTAGAGAACATATCAAATATATTTGTGAAAAATATGGAATAGAATCTAAGGAAATAACCAAATTAAAACTTAAAATTTAATTTGGTTTTTTCATATATTTTTCGTATATTTGTTATATAAAACAACAATAAATGGCAAGAGTAAGTTATAGTCAGTATGGAATGTGGACAAGTTGTCAACAACAATTCAAACTAAGTTATATAGATAAGTTAGGAGAATCCTCCGCTAATATCCATACCATATTTGGTTCGGCAATGCACGAAACCATTCAACATTTTCTTTCCGTTATGTACGGAGTTACAAAGAAACAGGCATTGGAGTTAGACCTCGAACTTATGTTAAAAGATAAGTTAGTAGAACATTTTACTGCTGAGAAGGCTAAAATGACAGAAGGAACTCCATGTGAAAAAGAAGAGTTAGAAGAATTCTTCGGTGACGGTAGATTGATTTTACAATATTTTAAATCTAAATTAGATAAACTTTATACTAAGAGTGGATTTGAATTAGTATCAATCGAATTACCATTAAACGCAGAGGTAAGACCCGGCGTTAATTTTGTTGGATTTATTGATATTGTATTAAAAGATGTTTCATCTGGTGATATTATCATTATTGACCTTAAAACATCCACAAGAGGATGGTCTGATTCTCAAAAATCAGATAAAGTAAAAACTTCACAAATGTTGTTGTATAAGAAATTCTATTCTGAAAAATACAACGTTCCCTTAGATAAAATCAAAGTAGAATACCAAATTCTAAAACGTAAGATTAGTGAGAAAGCTGATTTCCCAATCCCACGTATTTCCAAATTTGTTCCACCAAATGGTAAACCATCAGTAAACAATGCTTGGAAAGGTTTTATGGAATTCGTAGATAGTGTTTACGATGAAGAGGGTAAAGTAAAACAAGTAGATTTCCCTACAAATAAATCTAAATCATGTGATTGGTGTGAGTTTAAGACTCGAAAAATATGTCCAATTTGGCAGTAATTTTTTCCTTTTTATATATTTTTATATATTTATACATAACATAAAAAGGAGAGAGTTATGACAAACACCAAATTAACAACAGTAAAAATCGTAAAAGATGTTTACTCAAAATTCAAACAACTTTCGTTTGATTCTAACATTACACTACAAAAATTAGTGAATCGTTCCATAAACAAATATATTGAGGACGAAACTTTTAGAAGTGAAATCAACGAATATTCCGAACTACATACAAGTGGTTCACAATTTTAATTTTATTTTAAATGGCAGAACAACAAAAGAAAAAAATTCTTTTATTATCGGATGATTTTAGAATGTCATCTGGTATAGCAACAGTATCAAAACAACTTATTTTCGGCACCTTAGATAAATACCACTGGGTTCAATTGGGTGCAGCAGTACAACATCCTGAGGCTGGTAAGGAAATTGATTTAGGTGAAGATGCTAGAAAAGTATCAGGTATTGCAGATGCATCCGTTAAAATCATTCCGTGGAGTGGTTATGGAGATGCAAATATACTTAGAGAACTAATCATGAGACATCAACCAGATGCAATCCTACACTTTACTGACCCTCGTTATTGGAGATGGTTGTATGAAATGGAAGCAGAGGTTAGACAAAATGTTCCTATTTTCTTCTATCATATTTGGGATGATTTACCAGACCCAAAATACAATAGAGATTACTACGAAAGTTGTGATTGGTTGGGATGTATTTCTAAACAAACTTATGGTATTGTAAAAAGAGTTGGTGCAATTGAATCATCAACGATTACACCATTAGAAGATTGGCAAGTAAGTTATGTACCACATGGTATTGACCCTACAATTTACAAACCAATTGAAGTTCCTGCTGATTTTCGTAAGCAAATTTTAGGTGATAAAGATTACAAATTTGTTTTATTTTGGATGAATCGTAATATCAGACGTAAACAACCATCTGATGTTATTTGGGCATACAAACGTTTTGTCGATGGATTACCAGAAGAAGATAGAGATAAAGTATGCTTATTAATGCACACTGCACCAATTGATGAAAATGGAACTGATTTATATGCAGTTAAAGAAACTATTTGTCCAGATTACGATGTAAGATTTTCAGGTAGTAGAATTTCACAAGAGCAATTAAATTGGATATATAATTTAGTAGATGTTACAATCAACATTGCAGGTAATGAAGGATTTGGATTAGTAACTGCAGAATCAACAATGGCGGGAACTCCAACTATTGTAAACGTAACAGGTGGATTACAAGACCAATGTGGATTTACATTAGATGGTAAGGAATTTACAGCAGATGATTATGTGAAAATTGGTTCATTACATGATGTGAGAGAGTGGGGTGATAAAGTAAAACATGGAGAATGGGTTAAACCGGTATTCAGTAGAGTTCAAACCCTTGTAGGTTCAGTCCCAACACCATATATTATTGATGATAAAGTTGATGTATATGAAGTTGCAGATGCAATCCGTTATTGGTATGATATTCCAGTTGAAGAACGTAGAAAACGTGGTTTAAAAGGTAGAGAATGGATGTGTAAAGAAGAAGGATTGAATTCTGCTTATATGTGTAAAACTTTATCTGATGGTATGGATACTGCTTTAGAAAATTGGAAACCAAAACAAAGATTTAATTTATATAAAATAGCATAAAATGAAAGTAAAAATAAAAAAGTTACATCCTAATGCTGTAATTCCAAAATATGCAAAAGAAAGTGATGCAGGATTGGATTTGGTAGCAACCTCAATTATATCACATACTCCTACTCAAATTACTTATGGATTGGGTATTGCATTAGAAATACCTGAAGGATTTGTAGGATTAGTATTTCCACGTTCATCGATACGAAATACTGATTTACAATTAAGTAATTCGGTTGGTGTAATCGATAGTGGTTATAGAGGAGAATTACAGGCAACTTTCAATAGAAAGAGAGTAATGGCTGAGGAAGGTGGATTTTTATATGATGTTGGTGATAGAGTTTGTCAAATCATTATTATTCCACATCCACAAGTTGATTTGATTGAAGTGGATGAATTATCAGAATCAGATAGAGGTAAAGGAGGCTTCGGTTCAACTGGTAAATAATATGAGTAAACCTATATTCATAATAAGACTTCCCGGTGATTGGGAACAAGAAAGGGTAGAAAAAACTCGTGAGAGTATATATAAAACTCCCGGTATAGTAGATGATTACTATATATTCGTTTTGGCAGATAGAGAAGTTGAAAACGTAAAGTTTCAAATGTTTAATTCACCACACGAACCAAATACATTACAAAATATTACAAAATTGGTTGAAATGTCAATCGATAGATGTATAAAACAAGAAGAACAAAGAAAACGATTAAGAAATGAGTAAACCATTATTAGTATTTCAAGGACCTGTTGCAACACGTTCTGGTTACGGAGACCACGCTAGAGATTTATTACAGAGTTTATTTGATTTAGATAAATACGATGTAAAAATTGTACCTACAAGATGGGGTAATACACCTCAAAATCAAATTGATGCAACTACCGAATTTGGTCAAAAGATATTAAACAATATCATCACATCATTAGAAAAACAACCAGATATTTACGTTCAGGTAACAGTTGCTAATGAATTTCAACCACTTGGTAAATATAATATCGGAGTAACTGCCGGAGTTGAAACTACTATTGCACCAAAAGATTTTATTGATGGATGTAATAAAATGGATTTAATATTAGTTCCATCTGAATTTACAAAAAAAGTATTAGAATCAACCTCATTTAGTGAAGTTGATAAAAGAACTAATCAAAAGATTAGAGATATATCCGTAACAAAACCGATTGAGGTTTTATTTGAAGGAGTTGATTTAAGTATCTACGCAAATTCAGATAAAAAAGTAGATGTGTTGGAAGGAATTGAAACTGATTTTAACTTTTTGTTTGTGGGACACTGGTTATCTGGTGATTTAGGCCAAGATAGAAAAGATGTTGGTATGTTAATTAAAACATTCTGCACAATCTTTAAGAATACCCCAAAGGATAAACAACCAGGATTAATTCTGAAAACATCAACTGCTGGATTTAGTGTTATGGATAGAGAATCCATTACTATTAAAATAAAAGAATTGACTAGTGAATATGGTAAACAATGTCCACCTATATATTTATTATTTGGTGATATGAATCCTACTGAAATAGCAAATTTATACAATCACCCAAAAGTAAAAACTATGATTTCATTTACAAAAGGTGAGGGATATGGTAGACCACTTGCAGAATTTGCAGTGACGGGTAAACCTATCATAGTTTCAAAATGGAGTGGTCATGTTGATTTTTTACCTGAAAATAACACAATCTATTTAGATGGACAATTAACACCGGTTCACTCATCTGCAGCTAATCAATTTTTATTAGCAGAATCACAGTGGTTTTCAGTAAATTATTCATCTGCAGCACAAAAGATGTTAGATTTATTTAAGAATTATTCAAAATATTCAGAACAATCTAAAGGATTAAGTAGTAATATTAAAAATAAATTCTCATTAAGTAAGATGACAGAAGAATTTGGTAAAATATTAACAAAATATGTTAAAGTAGTAGAACACATTCCGTTAAAATTACCACAAATTAAGAAATTATAATGAGAAATTTCAC